TCTTTGCTCAGGAACTTTAAGAGACATATCTTTTAAATATTTAATTGTGGCATCAGGAAGTCTATCCATTCCTTTATTTGTAACATTTCCTGACCCCCAGTTGTAAGCAGCAATGGCTTTAGCTTCATCACCTTTAAACTGTTTTAATAAATCGCTCATCATGTGGGCAGCCGCTTCAGATGATTTATTCAAATCATAAGTATCAGCTTCAGTCATACCATAAGCGGTTGCCGTATTGGGCATGAATTGAAAATGACCTGTAGCACCTTTAGGGGAAACCATATTAGAACCACGACTTGATTCAATGCTCCAAATTTTGTCAAGCATTCCTTCAGGAAGGTTATATTTTTTTTCTAAATCAGCAAAATTCTTTGTAATTTCGGAGGTGATATTTTCAGATCCATTTACGGGTTTACCATTTCTACTAATAATTGACCCTTTCTCATTACGAACAACATTATCTTTTTTATCTTGCTCCTCATGAATCTTTTTAATTTCTTCATCTTCACCTTTGTTTAAACCCTCACTGTGAGTAAGTAAATAGATAGGCAAAGCTATTTTTGCTAATAGAGCAAAAGCACCATTTTCCAATATTCCTGAAATAGCTATTAAAGTGGCTTTTAAAGCAATAAAAGAAGCATTTAATGTCGTGATGCCAGCCGCAAAAATTAAAGCATCTGATAGCCCTCCACCCATTTCTTTATCCCACTCTACAAGCTTTTCAAGACTAATTTGAGTAGCTTGTGCAAGAGCACCCAAAGCTGGATACATTTGATCCATCACTTGATTGGAAGCACCTGAAAATGCTTGACCCACTTTCCCCCAAGCTTTTTGAAGATCCTCAGCTTTTTTAGTATTTTCAGAATTTATGCCTGAAAGCTTATAGTTTTCATCATAAAGACGATGAACTGCATCCCCACCTTGCTTTAAAACCATAAAATAATTACGGCTTATACCCATAGATTGAGCTTGAACATAAGCATCTTGTTCTTTTCCAGCATCCGATAATTGCTTAAAAGCATCGGCTAGTTTGTAAATATCTAATTCTTTTGTATTCATGTCTAATGCACTAAGAGCATTAGACCCCAAGCTTTGCAGTTTTCCCAAACTTTCAAGAAGTGCAGTATCACCAAACTGCATATTTGACAAACTTTGCTGGATTGCTTGCGTAGACGATTGAAAATCGTTAGCATCACCACCTACAGATTTAAGAACCCCTCCCCAAGCATCAAGTTCTCGGGCAGACATTTTAAATAACTCTGCAGTTCTAGCAATACCAGCATTAGTAGTAGTGGTTTGCTGTGCAAAACTGGTGAATCCTTTAATACCAACAAAGGCAACACCAAGAGAAACTAAAGCATTGCGAGCTTTTTCAAAACCATCACCAATATTTTTAGCACCTTGCTGAGTATTCTTTGAAGTTTTTTGAGCTTGATCATCAAACTTCCTAAGCTCTTCTACTGATTTTTTTTGGTTAGCATCAAATTTAGATGTATCTAACCCTAATTCTATGAGAAGGCTGTCTATTACTGTTGCCATTATCTTTGACTCACAATGTAAGCGTTGTGTTTATCAACAGCATTAACTTCAAGAAGAATCCATAAATCCTCAACACCATAAACAGTATCGAGTTCATGGAGAGTAGCTAGTCTTGATGAAACTACAGTTGCTATCGTTTGCGTGGTGGCTTGATATTCAACGATCCTATTGTTGGCTGACCCTGCATTGCGGATTCCGAAGTCGACTTGGTTTCGTTTAAAAAAAAATCCATGTGGAGATCCCATATAGCTTTCCTAATAAGTAACCGAGTTTTTACTTCCTCAATGTCATCTTCAATTAGTGGTCTTTTAATATTTGGAGAGGGGACTACTTGAACACACCCCATCATTTCATCCAAAAGGGGCTTTGCAGCCTCAAATGGAATCTTCAATAGGTTCATGTAGCCCACCGCCATAAGTCCCGCCATTCCTTGAGCAGCTAGATTATCAGGGATTTCTATACCAGCATTACCAATGGCTAGAATTACTCTGAAAGCCCAACTTTCAGCTTGTGACGCAGACATTTCAGTGATATGGAATTGCTTACCCTTATCCCTGCCTGTTTCTGCTATGAAGGCGGATTCTTTTCGTGCCATATATTAAATTGCACCACCAATAATGCGTTGCCAAGTGATTTCATACACCAATGGTTGCAAGGTCTTTTTAACAGCAGGAAAAGGCGTAGCTGAAGTCAAAAACCCATTTTGCAAGGTATATACCATACTTGTTGAAGGCAAAGTAATTGATCCACTTGCAGAAAATACATCCACAGCAGCATCTTGAGCAGTGCGCCAAGCATCAAACAAAAACACACTTGGACTATCTGCTTGTAAATGGATGGTCATTTTGTATGGAATGAATACTTTACCAGCACTCAAAATCCCATCAACACCCATCAAGATTTCAGATTGTTGGACAGCTTCACCTTCAAAAGCATCATCTACAGCAAACCCTTGAATTGTTTGTGGTACAGGAAAGTAATTGTTAATGGCGATAGCCAATACCGAATTAGCCGAGGTTATAGTTGACATATTGTTTCCTTATTGAATAACGATAGAAGCAAGGGTAATCTGCTGTACTGATTCACCATCTTGATAATACAAGGTAATTGGAGGTGATTGACGAGCAGCTCTAGTTTGTGCTGTAGCTGGACTAATTTGTAAGTAAAAACCTTGAGCAGCAATCGTAGGAGCAGCATTTACACCAGTGGCATATTGAATTTCAGCTGCTTGAGCAGTAGATACATTAATACCAGCACGAATTGCACCAAAATTAATTGCAGCATTAATTGGATCAAGAGCCGCAGAATAAATCAACGCATTACCTTGACTGTTATAAGGAATTGAACCAACTTGAGTCAATAAATTAACCATAGCTAATTGAAGGTTTGCATTGAGCCAAATTTGATTCAAATATGTATCAGCCCATAACCATTCGCCTGATACGGAACCCGGAGTGAACCAATTAGCATTGTTTGCTGGATTGTTAGAACCAAATGCGCCATAACAGTTATATCCGTTACTAATAACAGCAGAGTAAGCAGTTGCATTAGTTACTGATGGGATCAAACCTGATTGAATTTTAAAGTCCAATGTTGCACGACCATTGAGTCTTGTGAAATTCAAAGAAGCCGCAAATCCACTAGCAAAGGCAGCCAATGTAGAATCACCCACATTAGAATAAATTGGTAAAGTGCCAACCAACAATTCAGTTTGTAAATAATTACCAAAAGTTGTGGTGTTGTTAGCAGTCAATGCTCCAACATCAGAGTCTTGGCAAATATATAACCAACGAGGGGCAGCAGAGTTTGACCAATTAGCAAAAGCCTCTTTTTCAGACAATGCAGATTCCCAAACAGTAAAGAAAGTTGCCCAGTTTTGATTTTGAGTCAAAATACCAGCCATGAAAGCAGAAGGAGTAGTAGCATCTGCACCTTGAGAAATCACAGCACCAGTTGCTTGAGTCAAAAGCATTTCAGTTGCAAAAGTGCTTGTGGTTGCAAAAGTAATAGTTTGAGTTGCACCAGTTGTAGTTGTGGTGAAAATAAAAGCACTATTAATTGAGCTATAAGTCACAACAAATGGAGGAGTAGTAAATGCAGCTTGAATAATTGTGGCAGCATTACTAAAACTTGTAGCAGAGGTCAAATTAATTGTACCTGATGTATGGGCAACACCAGCAACACTGATTATCAAAGTGCCTGTGTAAGCTTGCAATTGACCTAAAGTGGTTGAGGCAAATGAACCACTACGTAACCAACCAGCAATCGAGGTTTCAGGATAATTTGTAATCAACAAAGAACCCGGTAATTGAGTTCCAATGGAGTAACCATTGAAATAAACATTAGCCAAATTGCTTTCAGTGGATGTAGGACCAAAGTAAGAATTAACGCCAGCTGCATTTGAAAATTCCAAAATAGTTCCATAAGGAGCTAAAGAATTTTGTGTGAGCATCAAGCCATTTAAATCTACCGCTATACCACCAGCTGATAAAACCGATGGGACTACCTGTACTACTTCTGAAAAAGGAATGGTGCTCATAAAATCTCCTAGGGGTTAAATGTTTGATCGATTGGAGCCAATGCAATATCTACGGCTAACATCGATTGTTGTGAGGTTGAAAGGATTGGGTTGTATTGCAAACTTCCAGCTAATCTCCATCTTTGCTCATATTGGGCTTCACCGTCTATAAGTGGAATTTGAACGGGGTCATCTGCATATAGTGGTTGAATGTTCAAAGGAAAAATATCCGTTGCATATTCATCTCGAAATAAAGACACAGTTTTCATGCACCACTCTTGAGCAATAGGTCCATAAAAATCTAACTGCATATCGATTTTTGTTGGTGTAAGGATATTCTTTCCTTGAGCAATGGGATCATAAGAATCCACATTAAAAGATAAGCGATCCATCCCGATATTATTCATAGCTACAAAACCGCCTTTTGGCATTGAAACTCGATTATCTTGTGCCTGTACTACTTCTGTACCTACAGGCAAAAAAGTATTAAAAAACACCACTAAAGCTCTAAATACGTCTTGATCAATAATATCAATAGTGACAGCCATAATCAATCCTGCTGAAGGGTTACTATCACATGACACCAATCAGACCAAGTTTCAACAACTTGAGTGATTAACCAATTCCTGATAGTACCATTAGGAACTTCAGGAAATCTCAATATATCTCCACCAATTTGATCTGCTCTAACCACTCCTGCCGCATTTCCATAAAGATAAACAGTACGCATTACGCCTGTAATATTTAACCCATCAATATGCTGTAAATCACTTGTTGATAAAGCCTGTACTTGAGCATCTACTGTCAATGTAATACTTGTAGGCACTCTTTTTCCTGCATCATCTGTTACATATCCAGTGGATTGAACCCAATTGACTTGAATATTATTATTAGTCAATCGAGTGTATTTATTGGCTAAACCACGCAAATTCATGATTAATCTTTCGCCGCAAAATCTGAGCCCGTAGGGGCTACTGAATTGCTAACGCTGGCAAGCATATACCCTGTATCAATCAATGGCTTGGCAGAGCCTTTTCGTTTGATTGTGGCAGGGCTATTAGGGGGTGAATAGATTGAACTAATCATGGTTTTAATATCACTAGCCGCTTGCATCCCAACACCATCTAAAACTTGAAAAGCGGTTAATTTTCCCATTACGACATGGGGGATTCCTTTTTCTACCAATTTGACCCATTTATCTTTT